TGGCCGCTCCATACTAGAAACTCGCGGAGCTCCTGCGTCATCTCACGAACTTTCTTGGCTGCAATGACGGTCTCGAGCGCCTCGCTCATTGCAGACTGCTGGCCGCCGCCGGCATCCTTCGCCTTGGAACGCTCGTCGGTCGAGGCCTTTTGCAGCTTATCCTGCGCATCGAACAGCTTCATAAAATCGCCGAGACAATCCTGTGCTGACCTTCCGACTTGGATGGCCTGCTTTATACCTGCAACAGCGGCCTGCGCGGTTGCCAAGATTGCGGCGACTTCGATCATTTGACCCGCAGAACAAGCGACAACAACAGAATGATGATCGCGCCTGCAGAACCGATTAGGATGGTCTCAAGCCGCTTCAACCGCGCATTGATACCCTCATAACGCACTGCGCAGACTTCTTCGTGCGTCATCAACTTTGCCTCAAGATCGTGTTGTTCCATGATTATTCGTACAGGATGTTGATAGAACCACTTTGGAAGGTATCTGTGCCATTGACCATCGTAATTCGGACACGATCAAGTACGGCAGTTAAAGATCTGCGACCTGCGCCAATTGCATTGGTAGGTTGGCTGTCAGATAAATTTGATGAGTAAACCCAATTATTACCATCAATATTTGTCAATACAACTTGACCACTAGTAAATGCACTCGATGAAACAGCTTCTTGAATCAAGAAACCAGCAGATGATGTACTGCTACCAGGTGAACCGCTAAATTGATTGCACGACGACGTATACCCAGAGGTTACAAATCCGGAAGACGTACCAAGCTGGACAAGCATGTTGCTTGTCCCGCTCGTTGATATGTTGTACAACATTATTGTGATACGTCTTGTACCGTTTGGTATTCCAGTGAAATCGCATACTGCTGTCGTAGGCGATTGAGATGTTCCACGAATAAGAGGTTGGAAAGATAGCCAGTCTGTATTGCTTGGATTGCGAATCTTTAGAATGCCAAGCGTGGTGTCATACCAAATCTGATTGGCATACGTCGTGGTTGGCTCGGTTGCGCCAGAGTTCGCGGTCGCAATTGCAGCGAGCGCGTTGTTGAGATCGGCGCGGAAGTTGGCACCGGTGTCGTTTGACAGGATGTAGTCGTGTTGGGCCATTTATAGTTCCGCGCTGTGTGTTGCTTCAGAATTATTAAGCAAAGCTGAAACGCTTCCAATTGCTAACGAAGCCGCTAAGATTAGATAGCCCGAAGTGGTAATGCTATTCGCAACCAGACCAGTCGTGTTCAAAAGATTTTGAGCGCCGAAAGTGACGGTCGGCAAGCCCCTCATTGTGACTGGATAACGCAAAGGACAAGAAACACCGCTACCTGCCGTCCCGCTATACCCCTGAACGCCAAAATGGTTAATGGCAACCCCTGTTGTCCAGTAGTATCGCTGACACATGGCCAGCTCATCATTAAACATCCGATGCTCAAACGGTGTCGCCACGCCCCCAAGCTCAAACTGCACATCTCGGATCGTCAACGTCTGAGACGCCAACAGCGCGCCAGTTGTAAACACGATTTCAAGACCGGTCTGAGCAGAAGCCCCGGTGTTGATTTGCGCTGAGTACGTTGCCTCAGTTGAAGTAATTGAAAACGTGCCAGTGGCGATCTGCGTGCGCGTTGGTGATGCGAGCGTGCCAAAGGCGTCCGCTGTATTGGCGCGATAGACGGTCCATGTAATGGATGTCAATGCGCTGGATGAGATTTTCGCTGACAAGGTGCAAATTTCACCTGCCATGTCATAGCAATTGACCTGCTCAATGCGCTGTCCAAACCCGACGCCTGTGTTGCCGGCCGCGCCTGTAAACCGATAATAAGTTGGAGCGATTGATGCTGGTTGATACTGAGCTCCAGTGACATTAGCGCCTGTGCAGTACGCATACCATCTATCAACCGTATATGCCAAAGCCGCGCCTGCCGTTATTGTTTGACTGGCAAATGCGTTACGCTGACTGATTCGCATCGCACCATTGATGATGCGATTTCTGTGCCCAGCAAGGTGGCCACCGGCAATTGCTTCGGCCTGCGCAACCCATCCAGTGTTGGCTGAGTTACGCTGTTTCATTGCGTCGTTTGTGGTGTCATACCAGACTTGCCCAGCAACAGTCGCCGCAGGAGCGGATGTTCCAGAGTTCTGCGATTGAATAGCGCCGGCAAGCGCGTTGAGGTCTGCCCTTACGCTGGACCCGCTGCCGTTCGCCACGTCATAGTCGTGCTGGCTCATGTATACCTCTAGGTCGTCTTGTAGCCGTAGCCCTTGGCAATCCAGTCCATTGTTCTGGCCACATTGGTTCCGGCTGAATTCTTGAAGGTGACAGTGAATCCGGTGGCGGATTGTGCTGACATCACGATGTAGTCCCCGGTGGCCATGTTGTACGGCGTCACCGCAATCGCTGGCGTCGAGTAGAACTGATTGGCGAACGTCACCGACAGGCCAGAGGTTGTGACGGCAATATTGTTGGCGCTTTCGATGCGATCTGGAACATCGATTGTAACGCCAAGGTCTGACACCTCGACTTGCGTGTACGGGTCAGTTCCACGATCGACCAACAGCCTGAACTTGAACGCTCGAGCTGTGTAATCACCAAGATAGAACGTGCGCCAGGCAGACCATATTGGGGTGCCAGCTGGATCATCGTTGGTCGTTGCGATTTGGAATGAGATGGCGGCATCGCCCAGCTCTTGCTCGCCGTCAAAGTTGAGCACCGCATCCCAGTCAGTCCAGCTATCGACATAGTTGACCGGTATGTCACCAAGATCAAGGTCGCCAATGCTGTCTATGGTTGGCCAATTGTCGACAAGGTTGGCTAAATTTACCGCTGCAGCTGCAAAATTGACAGACACGCGGCTGGTGTAGATAGCGCTTACATCGATGTATGACGAAAACTCGTACTCTCCAGATTGAACCACTGGATCTGGATACACTTCGCCTTCTTCATAAGTTCCTGCAGTGAAGTCAAGATCGAGCGAAGGGGTTGGCACCAAGTCTAATTTAAGCTTGTTCGATTCCACGAACATGTTGGTTTTGGTGCCGGTGAAGCCAGGATCCTGGTCGCTGATCACCACCGCGTTGTACTGGATGATCGACAGGGTCTGACTCAATATGGTTGCAGTGCCCAACGAGTATTGACCGGTGCTGTCGACAGCTTTGGCAAGATAGGTCCCTGCGGCGATGGGCACCGTGCCGCTTGTGGCCGATCCAGCAAACTCTGCGACTGGTATCGACGTGTTCCACGTTGCGCTGGTGGTGAGATCAGAGTACCGAATGGCGATCTGGCCGCCAATGCGGACATCTAGGTCCGGATGCTGGTCCCATTGCAAGAGACCGTTTGCGCCCTGAGCCACCAGCTGGAGCCCCGTGACATTTGCCGGGTTGGCGGTCTTGCCCAGCACGGAGGCGGTGAACGTGTAGGCTGCTGACTTCTTGCCTGTGATGTTTAGCGCGTACACCGTGATGATGTAGGTGCCAACCTCGCAATCAAGCAGCTCAAGCGAAGCCGATTGCGTGGTGTATTGCACCAGGTTCTGCTGGTCAATGCGAACCTCAACCAAGTAACTTGTCGCGCGGCTCGGCGGCGTCCAAGTGATGGTTGCGCCAACCTTCACGTCTGTCGTTGTCGTATACAGATACTCGGTGACTGCGCCATTGGTGACGGGGTCGGTTGCGTCGTCAAGGATTGAGATGTCTCGAGGCGTGATGACCAATCCGTCCTCGACTGCATCGTATTTGTCGGGATCATGCTTTAACGCCGTGATATCGATGATTCCGCCATCTTGCTCGCTGACCGTCACGACACGGAACGTCTGCGCTTCAAGCGACGTGCCAGTAATGACCCACTGAGCGCCAACCTGCGGAGCGGAAGATAGAGCGGATGCAAGCGTGACTGATTGCCCAGCAACGCTGGACACAGTCTTTGACTCAACCGTACCATTGGCAAGCACGACATACATCGTCCAAGTACCTGCGGCCAAAGTGACTGCTGAGTCAACACCAATCACGGTAGTGGTGGCGTTGACGACCCGGCCACCCATGCGGGCACCAGCTCGAGCCGAGTCAGCAACCTTGATCACATCACCAGGCCGCGCAACGGCGCCCTCAATGCCAGTGCTGAACGTAACCGTCTCTGACTCAAGTTCCTCAGAAAACAAAAGCCAGCGACCAACTCGATTGGCCTGGCCGCGCGAGGTGCAGCCGAATGCGGTGACCTCGGTCTGGATCACTCCAAGGCGAGCGATTTGCGTCGCGTTCTCGACGTACTCAATCTTCTGACGATACTGGTCGTCCGGATCATTCCAAGTGACCAGCGCCACGGTGTGCTTGGCCTTTGCGCTCGCCCCTGAATAGATGAACTGGCCATTGACGACGTTCGCCTGCGTGTACAAAGCCACGGCGTCCTTAGGCGCATCCTGCGAGACGGTCAGCGAACCGGATGACCAATAAACCATCCCGCGAAACACGCTCGCCAGATCGTTGATGACCTTAAACGCTTCTTGCCGCGACTGCAAGTAAAGATTGCAGGTGAAGCGAGGTTCTGTACCGCCAAACCCGTCGTTGACCTGCTCGTCGCAATACTGGCTGACCGTGTACAACGCCCACTTATCAACCTGAGCCGCCGGCACATAGGTGCCCAGCCCGTATCGCTCGTTGGTCACCAGATCGTAGAACACCCAAGCCGGGTTGTCGGTCCACGCTGTCTTGAACGTACCGTCCCAGATGCCGCTATATGTCCGAGCAACTGGGTCGTAGTTGACCGGTACTTGGATCTTGAGCAACTTGAGATCAAACGCTCGAGACGGTATGCCTTGGAACGCAGCCGAATCAAATCGCATTGAGATCAGCGCGGAGTTGGGATACCGAAGCTTGGCCTCAATAATCTCTGTGTAGCTGTCCCAGTAGGTTTTGTTCTGTAGCGACAGATCAGTTGCATCAGCTGTAATGCGCCGCACCCGGACGTTCCAAGGAGCAGATCCGGTCAATGCAATGCGGTAGGCTCGCTGGTACTTTGAAGTCGCTTTGCCATCGATCGTGTCGTTGATTTGTGTGACGTAGCTGCCGCCACTGGCTTGCACGTCGATTGCGATCTGAACACTGGTTCCAGCCTGCTTACCGTCATTCTCGGCTTTGTACAGAGCGAGCACTGACAACACTACTCGAACCGCATCCACTTCAGAATTGGACACCGTCCTGACCAACGATGTTGCCGCAGTGACCTCGCTAGAAACCGCAATCGCTGATTCGACTGCTGCAGCAGACGGAATATAGGTCTGCGCTTGCGTACCGGTGCGCCCCTCGAACGTCACGTTCTGAAAGTTGCGGCTACCGTCAGCGTTCTCAAGAACAGTGCCATTGAGATAGATTGACTTGGCACCGTCGACCAGACCGACGATTTCGCCTTCGCTGACAAGGTCCAGCACTTGGGCGAATGCGCGTGATTGAAGGGTGGTAGCCATATCAATGCGTGCTATGTCTGAACAGCATTTGGATCGTAAGCATTCGGATCGTAAAACGCCGCCGGATCAGCAACTTTTTCTTCAATAACAGAGATGTCGTCTACCGTGATGCCGGCTGAGATCACCGCGCTGCCGACGATCATCCTGCCATAGCCGATCGGGACAGGGTTGCCCTGAGCAGTGACATTGACTGGGCCGTCGAAGATATAGCTTGATGGTGTGGCTTCCAATGGCTGTACACCTTGCGGTGTCGGTGCAAGCAGCTGCGCAACACCGCCGAGGGCGAGGGAGACGCCTACACCAAACGCGACTTGACCAGCCAAGCCAGAGAACACAAGCCCAGCTTCTCCAAGCGTCGCGCCACCAGTGTAAAAGGCCAACGCGATCAATGCACCGCCAATCAATATCTTCGTAAGCGGATTATCTCCACCAGCCCCCATGATCACTGGCGCAATGATCACTCGCCTGCTGGCAGGGTTGTGCAGCTCCGACGCAGTAATTGACTCATCTCCTGAGATCACACGATAGCCGACGTTGCGCTTTGCCGAGCTGGACATCCAAGATACGAAATCAGGGAAGTTAGCCGCAAGCGCTCGAATAGCTTCTGCAGGCGATCGCACGTCCATGCGATGCTGCCGACCGTAGCGCTTACCCAGCTCACCCAATAACAGGATCGTCAGCATATCTCAATGCGTGTGTAACGCGCCGCATCCATGTGTCGTCCAGCATCTCGCGGCCAGACAGACGATTTTGAACGTGGTGCAGGATGACATTATCGCCCAGATAGATCGCTGCGTGGTTGACAACTTTGCTGCCGACTCGCATCAACAAAGCATCACCAGGCTCAACCTCACTCAGTCTAATCTCCCGGAAGCCTTCGTCGCGGAAATGATCGCAATACAGGTCATCTCCGTGCTTCCACCATTCGACATCACGATCGTAGTCGTTGAGGTAGATTGATCCGTTGATCCGGTACCAGTCACGAACCAAGGTGTAGCAATCCGACTCGGCGTGAACCCATTGCCGCCCAATCAGGTCTGGCGTGTAACCCTGCGGCTCGCAGTATGCCCAGCTGCCGTTAGGCACCGACACAATGTGCCACGGTAACCCGCTAGCTTGACACGCTTGACGATCGATTGAGCTGGGCGTCGGCAGCATGTTAGGATGACTGTGTACTACCGCCACCACTTCGCCCATGTCAGAAGCTCGAGCATAGTCGTTTGGGTCCATCAGAAAACATGATGCTGCGTTCGACAGGTTGTCGCACGGGTGATACGTTGGCCCGCGGCTCGCCATGACAACCAGACCGCAAGACTCGCGCGGAAACTCGGTCATCGCATGCGTGTAGGCATCGCGTCTCATCGCGTTAGCCCAGCTGCTGGGAACCCGCCAAACGGCAAAGGTTGGTACTCGCCAAACCGCAGCTTGCAGCTGGACAAACGCTTGCCACACGCATCCAGCGCGAGCGAACCGACAACTTGATCGGACGTATTCCAGTAGTTGCTGCCAGAGTATCCGCACTGCGTGCTGCGGTACTTCCAAGTGCAGACGTTCTGAATGATCTGCCTGCGAGGCAGCTGGACCCCAGCAACATCAAACGCCGCCGCAAGCTCGAACTCGACCACATCCTTGGTCTCTACGACCTTGCGATCAACGTAAAAGATCTCGTCGGCAAACTCCGCAGTCGGATCCGCGCTGCTGGACCGCACGCGATAGTCCTGCGCAGTAAAGTTCAAGTCCAGCGACTGCTGATTAAAGTTGGCATCATCAAGGTACTTGACCAGCGTGCGCTTGCGGGTGACCTTGGCACCCTGCAGATCAGAGTACGCCAGCACCAGTGCCGTGATCGTCCCGGCCACGTTGGACACCGCCAACTTGGGCCTTGGCAACTGACCATTACCGGAAAACTCAAACCCGCCGACCTGAATAGGAAAAGCAGTGTAAGTGTTGCCTTGCCAAACGACATTGCCACGCAACTGGTTGGTGCCGGCATGGAATCGATACAGGCTGCCGCCAAAGCTTGTGCAATCCAGTACGAACAGCTCAATAATCGCGCTTGGGGCGAGCTTCTGGATCTCCGAGGTGATGCTTGACGGTGTCGTCACTCGAACACCTGTTCAAACGATGCGGTAACCGTGTTGATGTTGAATCGGTTCATCGTCTTCTGCCATTCGCGGCAGATCACCTTGATCGATGCTGTCGAGTCTGGTGGCGTCCAGTCGAAAGCCTCAACCGCGCCTCGAGCGGACAGGAAACCAGTGATGGCTGTGGTGTCCGTGTTGGACCGATTGGCAAACGTCAGGTTCCAGCGCTGCGGCTGCGTGTTGATCCCGTCAGCCTGGCGCTGCTCATACCCATCACCAAACTGAATCGACCGCACACGCGGCTTGATTGACACCTGTGCCGAATAATCCGGAGCGTATGTGAAAGTAGGCATATCACGCCGCCGCTAAAATGCCGCCAGGACGGCGTTGATTGATCAGCTCGGCCTTGACTGCACCTGCGATGAGCCTACCCAGCTGGCCAGCGCCCTGATCGTTTTGGACCTGCGGTGCGCCGCCGTCAACCGACACGTTAACGACAACTGAGGTGCTTCCGCCGCCTTGCATCGTGACCGGGATCGAACGACCGTCAGGCAGCGGGACGTAAGCTTCGGGCATGGATCCTTCGCCGAATACAGCGAGTTGCGGGCTGTTGGCGATACCGCCGCGGGCGTAGCGCTTGAGCGGCTGCAATCCGCTAGACGACATAACGCCGCCCATTGCCAAACCAGGGATTGCGCGAAGCGTACTGATGTCTGTTGGTGCCGGAGTCAATGCAGCCCCTAACATCGAAAATAATGGCTTCATAAGCGTCTGATACGACACCATTGTGATGATGTCCTTGATTACAGACCTTGCCATATCTTTAAATGATGTCTTGACTCCCATCGCAAAATCAGCAAATGCGCTTGCTGATTGTTTACCCCATCCTTCTAGCGCTTGGGTCAATTCACGCAATAGGTTTTTCTGTTCTTTCGCTGCGCCGCTAAATTCCTCTGATGCTTTTTGCACACTGCGAATATAGGTATCGTAGGTGATGACATTTCGCTGCAGCAGAGACTGCATGCGATCCAACTCGTCGTTGTACTTCTCAAGCGGCGTCCGGTTCTGCTCGGTCACTTGCCGGCCTTCAGCCTCAAGCTTCATGCGGTCCATCAGAATCCGACGCGATTCTTCGTCGCGCAGCTTCTGAGCGTCAGCGGCACGCTTTCGTTCTTCTTCGCCTAAGCGTTCTTGATCACGCAATGCTGACACCGCATTCAACAAGCTGCGGTAATGCGCGATCTCGTCATCTGTCATGCCCAGCCGATCGGCAAGCAACAGCTGATAACCAAGCTCACCAGTCGTCATCTTGGTGATCTCGTCTCTGACCTTTTGCATCATATCCGCTCGCTGCTTGGCTCGAGCGGCTTCTTCTTGCGCGGCTTTTTTGCGGTCTTCTTCGGCTTTCTTTTCTTCGTCAATGCCTCGTTTATTGTCAGCGGCAATGGCGGCACGAATTGCAGCTTGCTGTTCCTCAAGGCCCATCATTTCGTT